TACCAAAATTGCATCGTTCAGTTCTAGGTCTTTTGTGCGAGTAGAAGTTTTTCCTGCAATGGTATCTGGAGTCTTTTCGGTCCAGTAGGCAGTATTGGTTATGTCTGTGCCAGGCGGAACATTGGTGTTGGCAGTGTAGTACTTGTCGCCATTGTTCACAACAGTGCCGGCAGGATAATAGTTGCCGGGATCCCAGATGTTGTTGGGTTCAAATGCCTGTTTGGTAATGCTGTTGTATTCTTGAGCATTGACCATTGGAGTGGCCTTCACACGCCATAAGTGCGGCAGCCAAGTTTGACTAAAACCTTCTGAAGCAAAGGCCGCATCCTGGATCACATACCAGCGAGGCAATGCTTTGGCCAAACTTTTGTCTAAGGGATGATAATCTTTTAGGTTGGGAATTTCTATCACGTCACCTGACATGAGTTTACGCCCAATGGTGTCAATCATGTCGTTGTAGGAAAAAGTGATGAATAAAGTGTCGTTGTTCAAAAACAAGCCAAATTGTGTAAGATCAAAGTCAATGTCTGCCACACGATACACACCGCGTTGTACATACACATCTGGATCATATTGACGATCACGATTTTCTAACAACAATAAATCCTCAATAAACAAGGGATTTGAAGTTTCGTAAACAGGAAGCGTGGCATCTGCATCACCGGGGTCGCCAGTTGCTGGGCCGAGATATTTGTGGATGAAAATATCCAAACCGCCAATAGTGAACATTTCTGAAATAGTTCGATCTAAAAATCGATAGTCGGCCGTCCTGTTTGGCCTATACATGGAAAGTTTTGGCATAGTCTACTATTTAGTAAGATTTGTTGCCTTGCATTTATCCCCATGCCACCGGTTATACATGCCTATTGAATATACATTATTACAATGCTCACAAGTTTTTTTGATCTGTGAAGGATGCCTACCTGCCTGTAATGCTTTAATATTTCCTTGCCGCTGTATTTCGCCACCTAATAGATGATGAGTTCCTTCTTCGACTAATCTACGCTGAGTTTTTCTTTGCATATCACCACCAAAAAAGTGATGAGTTCCGTTGCTGGCTCTAACACGTGATGGATGATTTTCTCCCAAGAAGTGATGGGTTCCGTCGGTTAGTAACTTGCGCTGTGTTTCGCTTGATTTTCTACCGTCAAACCAGTGATGAGTGCCGTCTGCTATTTTTTTGTGTACTGGATTGCTGGCTCCTAAAAAGTTATGTGTGCCATTTGCAACTCTTTTTCTACTCAGATCGCCACCTACCCACGGATGAGTACCGTTTTGAACTCTTTCTAGGTTGCTGTTAGTTGCTAGTTGAGACAGTTCCTCAGGAGATAATTTCATACGTAAACTTATTTTGTGGCAAGCACCCCAGTCTTTTTGAGAATAATGTATATCATAATGTTCTTGTATTGACACTGCTACTAAGTTTGTAGGATCATTATTCTCATGATTACCATCAATATGATGTATGTCATAACTACGCCCATTGGTATCAATTGGGATCGTCCCGTGATTGGTGATATATATTTTTCTATAATCCTTACGCATATTATTATTTATCATTATTTATGGTACCGGTTGACCATTAAATCCCAAACTGCTATAATTAGGTATTATGAAAATTGTTAAATTAAATGGTAGACACAAACAGTTCCGTGAGCACGGGCATGTAGTAGCTATGCGTTTTGACTCTGTCGTTGCCCCAAATAGGAATAGGTATGAGTTAGCCTGCCAGAAACGCTGGCCTGGGCACGGCCAACAGGGTAACGATATCTGGTACAGTTATATAGGCACACAACCAGCTAGATTAAGAGAGCTAGACTCTCCATTCTGGATTACTTTCCGCAATGAATACGATTTGACCATGCTATTGTTGACTGTAACTTGACCAATAAAATCAAAACTGCTATAATACACACTTACCCACTCCAGGAGTATGTTATGAAAGCTGGTAACTTTTTAGCAAAGTACACAGGCCCAAAAGGCAAACCTTTTTATTCTTCCTATTACAAAGTAAAAGCTACGGAAAAATGGGTGGAGTATGCATTGGACATTGTGGACATGAGCCGTATAATAATGACAGTGGACTTTGACACTAAATGGAAACTGGTAGAGGCACTGGAAACAGCAGAACGTAAAAAAGCCTGGATGTACAAACACAAAAATTTTGACGTAGTTCGTGCCGCTAAACTTTTTGACGCTGTAAAACACTTGCCCAGAACTAAGTAAGGAATATTATGATCGCAACTAAACCCGTTAAACCGCTGAACCCACGCAGTGCAGATACCAATGCCATGGGCATGGAGCCAACTTGGAAAACCCAACCCACCGAAGGTCGTATCAGTGCTCTTAGCCATGCGTTCAGTTGGTACAATTACTTTTACGGCAAAAAAGATGCACGTGAGATGATTGTGAACTATCTGGAAACACATGGTCGTAAAAACGATGTGCGCACCCTTAAACGCATTCCAGACAGTTCAATCAGACTAACCACAGGCTGGCTGTGCCGCATGAGCCAGGTGGGCCTGGAGCTCACAGAGCACGAGCAGATCAAACTGGATAACCTGCTAAAAGATATCTTAGAATCCAAACAAGATGCTGTGGCAGAAGAAGCCGCAGTGGATGACGCAGTGCCAAAAATCACAATCCAGGACCGACTGCGAGAGAAGGTGTCAGAGTGTGCGGGTGAACTAGATGGGTTGTTTGACGAGTTTGTCTCAAGCGGCGCCAAGCTCACAGCAGACTACAAACCTGTGGTGCTGATGCGTTCAATGAATGTTGCTCCACAAATGGTAAACGATATTAAACAAATTTGGACACGCAAATTAGAGGAATTTGATGCGGCAGTGGCTGGTAAAGATGCGGACCTGGTGCAGGGCTACAGTTTCTTGAGCAAGGTGCAGTTACGGAATTGCGTAAAGTTCTGTGAGCTGGTAATTTCGGACTGTGGTGCCTACGTGCAGATTAAAAAGGTTGAGCGCAAGCCGCGTAAAGTTCGAGCAGTGCCGCCTGAGAAACGTGCGGCAAAGTTCAAACATATCATGGAATTTGCAGAGCTCAAGCTCAAAGGTTTACCTGCCGCAAGTTTGGTAGACAAAGCAGAAGCCTGGTTGTATGACACTAAGAAACGCAAACTGATTCATCTTGTTGCAGACAGCTATACACAGGCATTCACTGTGAAATCAAACTCCGTCATTGGGTTCAGCACAGTAGAAAGTCTGCAAAAGACTGTGCGTAAACCTGCAGATATCCTTAAAGCACTAGGAGCCGCAGGCAAGCCAGCCGCTAGAAAGATCTACAAGGATCTGACCACAACAGAAACATCGTTTAACGGACGTGGCACAGAGAACCTGATCATCCTTAAATCCTGGTAAATAACTGGAACGGAGCTCTATACCATGGCAATTGAAGAACAATCAAGCCTTAATACGCTAAAACAAAACCTTATTGAATATGTGCAGTTACAACTGGCTTCGCAGATCATTGACCTTGAACTAGATGCAGAGCATTACGAAGCCGCATACCAAAAAACAATTGGTGTGTATCGTCAACGTGCTCAGGGTGCGTATGAAGAAAGTTATACTTTTATGGAGTTGGTCAAGGATGTAAACATCTATACCTTGCCCCAAGAAACCATACAGGTTCGACAGATTTTCCGTAGAACGTTTGGCGATTCAGCAGGACCGTTTTCGTCAAACTTTGATCCGTTCTCACAAGCCAGTGTCAACGTTTATCTAATGAACTTCAACGTGGCTGGCGGCCTGGCCACGTATGACTTCTACAGCCAGTATGTTGAGCTGGCCGCACGTATGTTTGGCGGCTACATGAACTTTACCTGGAATCCAGTTACCAAGAAATTACAGATTATCCGTGACCCAAAAGGCACTGGCGAGAATGTGTTACTGTGGACATACAATTTAAAACCAGAGTTTAACTTGCTGAGTGACTTTCAAATCAGCCAATGGATACGTGACTACATGGTGGCCAACTGCAAAATGATTATCGGTGAAGCACGTGAGAAATTTGGCACCATTGCCGGTCCGCAGGGCGGCGGAACACTAAACGGTGCCGCAATGAAATCTGAAGCCACAGCGCAAATGGAAGCACTGCTAGTAGATCTCAAGAACTATGTGGATGGTTCACAGCCCCTGAGTTGGGTAATCGGCTAAACATCTGTTGCAAATCATACAGTTGTGTGTTATAATAACACATGGCAGATTTAATGATTGACTTAGAAGGTTTGGGCACCGGCCCTGACACCACAATACTAACCATTGCGGCCCAGAGTTTTGATCCATTAGGCTCCGGATACAATGAGCGCAAATACTATGCTCGTATCACACTAGAGAGCCAAGAAAATAGATCAATTCAACAAGGCACAATTGACTGGTGGGCAACTCAGCCTGCGGCAGCACGTGATGAAGCATTTCACGAACAAGACCGAATTCCGTTAGACCAAGCACTGGATGAGTTGGGCCGGCTGATTTGGCAAAGCAATCGTGTTTGGGCACAAGGTCCCACATATGACATGAACATCCTGGAACATGCTTATAAAAGTTACGGAAAACCAATTCCGTGGCAGTTTTATGCAGTCAGAGATTCAAGAACAGTATTTGCTCTATGGCCAGGACTGCCCAAACCGCCTACAAGTCATCATGCGTTAGAAGACTGCCGTAGACAAATTGAGTTGTTGCAAACCACACTCAAACATTTAAATGTAACGGAATTATCATGATCATTGGCGTATGCGGATTTATTGGATCTGGTAAAGATACTGTTGCAGACTACCTGGTGAATTTCCACGAATACAGGCGTGAAAGTTTTGCCAACAGCCTTAAAGATGCAGTGGCACAGGTGTTTGGCTGGGATCGTACCCTGCTAGAAGGCCGTACAGCGCAGGCTCGTGAATGGAGAGAACAGGTGGACTCTTGGTGGGCCAGACGTTTGAACATGCCAGAACTTACTCCGCGGTTAATGCTTCAGTTATGGGGCACAGAAGTATGCCGTTCTGGATTCCACGACGACATTTGGATTGCCAGTTTAGAAAACAAATTACGTAATAGCCAAGACAATGTTGTGATCAGCGACTGCCGTTTTCCCAACGAAATTAAATCATTGCGAGCTGCCGGTGGTATCATTGTCTGCATCGAGCGAGGTGTTCAACCGCATTGGACTGATATTGCTGCCAAAGCAAATCAGGGCGATGTCAAAGCACAAGACTGGTTAAAGAATGAAGGTATTCATGCCAGCGAAACAGCTTGGGTAGGCAGTGCCTTTGATTTTGTTTTGTACAATAACTCTGACATTGACTCACTGTACACGCAAATACAGACTGTTATAGATCAGGCACCAAATCGCCTGGCTGCCAGGGCAAGTCGGACTTTGTGATCTCAACTGTGCAGTTTAAACACACTGTTTTCAGATTGTTAACACTGGTATTGTGTAAGTTGCCGTCCACGTGATACACTGACGTTTGTGCAGAATATTTTGATTTAAAGCCACATCTATCGCACGTGGCTTTTTTCTTATAGCCAGCGGATTTCCAACGAGCCTGTGGCGGCTTTACTCGACGTTGTTTCTTGACGCAGTGGTCACAGCGTGTTCTATAGTGCGGCACACCATCGCGATAGTAGTTAATGGCACACGATCTTTGATTACAAGCAGGGCATAAAGGTCTTTGCATGGAGTATTTAGCGACAAAAACCTTTGCAAAGGGTTGAATGATCGTGTTTTTTACGCATAGGTGCTAAATATTAAAACTTAGAAAAAGGATTTAACCATGGCATTAGTATCCCCAGGCGTAGAAGTAACGATTATCGACGAAAGTCAATATATCCCTGCTGCTACCAATTCAGTACCATACATTTTAATAGCAACGGCACAGAACAAAACCAGTGCCGCTGGAGTTGGCGTTGCACCAGGAACATTGGCAGCAAATGCTAACCGTGTTTATTTAATGACCAGTCAGCGAGATTTGGCCGCTACGTTTGGCAATCCATTCTTCTACAAGACCACTGCTGGTACTCCAATCAATGGGTACGAACTAAACGAATACGGCTTGTTGGCAGCATACTCTGCACTGGGTGTAAGCAATCGTTGCTATGTTCAGCGTGTTGACATTGATTTAACAGAACTAACAGCATCATTGACACGCCCATTGGGTGCTCCAACCAACAATACCTATTGGTTTGATACTACAAACACTGAATGGGGCATCTTCCAGTGGAATATCACAACTGGTATCTTTACTGTTCAAACTCCTATTGTGATCACCAACACTACACAGTTAGAAACAGGAACTTCAGTTCCACTGCAGACAGTTGGCAGCATTGGTGATTATGCTGTTACTGCAACCAGTACATTTAATCCAGGATACTACAAGCGTGGTGGCCCAACATCCGCACAGACCAGTGCTACTGCACTGTCAGATTTGTACAATACCTGGGTATTGGTTGGTAGTGACGAATGGAAAACTGCCTGGCCAACTGTGTCAGGCACATTGGCTCCAACTACGTTGACTGCCGCACAAACTTTTTCTGTTAATGACGTAACAATCACAGTTCCTGCTGTCCCTAACAACACAGTGGATGGCATTGCTGATGCGATTAATGACGCAGCCATTACTGGAGTATATGCAGCCACAATTGGTGGCAAATTATACATGTATGCTGATTCCACTGCCACCAACGACGGCAGCACGGCCAACACTGGCATTATTTCAATAGCCAACATATCTGGCACTGCGCTGACAACATTGGGCATCACAGCAACCGAGTATTTTGCTCCTACCTATCAAGTAAGTCCAAGTTATACAGTTCCACGTTGGGGTGCGACTCAAACACAGCCAGCACCAACTGGAAGTGTATGGCAAAAAATTACTGATGTGAATCAGGGAGCTCAGTTTGTTGTTAAAAAATACAGTACAATTCTAGGTGCATTTGTTGCACAAACATGTCCAATATATCTTACTGAAAATGAAGAGTTGTATGCAACTGATCCCAGTGGCGGCGGAAAAAATATTCCAGCTGGATCTACATATGCTCATGCAAACATATTAAAAAATAACACATCAAGTTTTACAATATTTGAAAGATATGCCACTGGTGCAACAGAAATCACAGGCAACGATGCTACTCCGGGTCCGTTTGTGTCTGGTAACTCATTTAACATTACAGCCAGCCAACCAGGCACTGCTATTAATACAACTGCTATAGTTACACTAGCAGGAACCACAGTTGAAGATTTCATTGCTGGAGTTAGTGGTGCCAATATTCCATACGTCAGTGCCACAGTCAACAGTGCAGGTGCTGTTGTGTTTACACACGCAGCCGGCGGATCGATGTTATTGACCAATGTAACTGGTACACCAGTCACCACAGCTGGATTTAATACCAGCGTAACTGGAGTAAGAACCAACTATGCAAATGGTGTAGCC